CTGCACGGCCAGCGACGCCGAGCTGGATGCGGCGAGGTTCGTTCGCTGCCAACGGTTGGTCGCTGCGTGAGTCGTAGGCGCGTCGAGGAGGTGTCAGCGGGATCATGTTGTCTCCTTGATTGATGGCGTCCTGCACGGCGGCACGAAACCCGATCATGTCCCAGGACGCTGCGCCGACCGCCCACGGCGACGGGCCTGCCGGGTCGATCTTGCGTCCGGGCGCCCATTCCCAGTGAGCGCGCACGTGCTGCGTCGGGATGCCGTAGTGCGTGCACAACGCTGCGCACATCGCCACGTAGGCGTCGGTCTGCTTTTTCGGCCACGGTTCGCCGATGCCGTTGTTCGCCGCCTCAATCGAGATCGACCAGTGGTTCATCTCGTTGTCGGGAACGCCGCCGTTCCACGGTGCGCTCGAACCTTTGCCGTTCGTGACCGCTTGCCCTGCGGCGACCATCCAGACGATGCCGGTGCGGTCGAGGTAGAGGTTGCCGATTGGCGCGAGCGGCGACGTCGTGATGTACGCCAGGTCGTTGGCGACCGTGGTCTTGCTGGCGGTGTGGTGCACCATCACATGGGTTGGCGGCTGGGTGTAGCCACCCCATTTCGGGTAGGCCCGTTCCTTCCAGCCCGGTGTCTCCATTACCCGAAGGCCGGCGGCACGCAGCACGTCGGCCATGTCATCCAGCCAGATCACGGCGTCAACCGCCACACCTCACAGGTCGCAGTGATCGTCCTGCTCGTACCGGACGCCTGTGACAGACGGATCTGCAAACCGTCACCGGCTGCCGCCGGCACCACCGCCGCCAATGCCACCGACGTCAACTGCGAACCGCTACCGATCGGGAACCGGTAGATACCGGTCGTCACTGTGTTGTACACCTCGATGCTCGAGTTCGTACCGGGCGACGCATCCCACGACACGGTCGCCAGCACCGAATACAACCCGGCCAACCCGGACGGGATAGTGATCGTCGTGGCCGGCACTGTGATGAACGCGTCGGTGTCGGTCGTTTCGGTATCCCATGAGATCGCGGTGAACGTCACAGCACTGCTTGAGATGCTTTGCGACGTCGAGATGCGTGCCAACGCGACACCGGTACGGCCGGACGACGAATAGTTCCCGACCCGCACCCATGAGGTGCCGTCGTAGGCGACGATACGGTCGGTGTCGGTTTCGGTGATCAACCGGCCCTCGACGCCGGTAGGACGGGTGCCTGAGGTGACCTGGGCGACGACCTGCTGGCGCAGATACGTGTCGTAGTTGGCGCTCGTCAATACCGAGCCGTCTGCGAGCCCTGCGTCGGGCATGTCCGCCTCCTAGTAGGGGATCTTGTTGCCGGCCACGGTCCCGATCTTTCCGTAGGTGGCATCACCCAACGTCAGATACGGGCCGTCCGTGTAGGACGGTGTGGTCGGCGCGAGGTAGAGCTGCACGATCCAGTTGTCGGACGACACCCGATGACTGATGCCTTGGATGGTGCAGTCCTGTGAGAAGGTGCCGGTGCCGCCGGTCGGCCGCCGTTTCACGGTGACACGTTCCCCCAGCTCGAGGCCAAGCATCGTTGGCAGATGGGTGGACGTGGCGGTGCGTGGCTTGACCTTGATCGCCGGGATCCGGGTTTTGGCGTCCTTGCGGAGCCGCAACCGGTAGGCGGCCAACTGGCGGGCCACATAGCCGCCAAAGGTTGGGATCTGTGCGGCGTTGACGCTGTCGTCTTGTTCACCGTAGGCCGTTATCGACGTTGAGTCTTTGACGGTGACGGTGCCGCCGTCATAGGTGACGGTCACGGCATTGCGGATCCAGTCCACATGGTTGCCGTCGATCTCGATGTCGTAGTAGGGCGTTTCGCTGCCCGAATCACCCAACGTTGCTTGTGCGGTGATCGCCGAACTGTTCGTCATCAACCATTGGCGGTCACGGAACACAATCTTGCCGTCGCCACCGATGAAAAACAGTCCTTGATCGGCGTCCGCTGCCGCCTGGCAGACCGACAGTGGGCTGCCGGTGCCGAGCCACGGACCCAGAACAGTGGAACCGGTTGATAGGTCACGGTCAGCGGCCGGCCAGCCGATGGCGTCCAAAATACGTCCGATGCGTGCGCCGGCACGGTCGCCGTACGGGTGCCCGTAACCGGTCAAGCCCGCCTGGTAGTGGTCAGCGACCGTGCCAGCAGCAAGGTTGCTGGTGTAGACGGCGAGCCCGTAGACGGCTGGGGTGATTGTTGCACCGACAGCTGGTTGACAGACCGCCACCACGGACGGCGCTGCGGGGGTGAACGTGACGCTTGAGGTGGCGGCGGTCAACGACCCGGACCATTGTTCCAACCCGTTGACATACAAGGTCAACGTGGTGGTCGAGGCGGTCAGCACCAGGTGGTGTGCGGATCCGGTTAGTTGGAAACCGGTGGAGGCCAACGCGTACGACTTGACGTCGGTTGAGTTGGAGTAGCCGACCGACAGGTAACCGGAAGCGTCGACGGTGATGCGGATCCAGTTTGTGGCGTCCAGCGCTGCACGCATTACCGATGTCGACCCGAGGTTGCCTTGCCGGAAGTTCCAGCACCAACCTTCGATCGTTTTCGGTGCGACGGTCGGCACGCCTGAGGCCACCCACGAACCGTTCGCGATTGCTATGTCGGCACCGACCGGACGGGTGATCGCCAGCTCTGCCGGGGCGAACACACCGGGGTTGCCCCAATAGAAGTCGGTGACGTCGATGTTGCCGGTGGTGGCCGGCGACGAGCCGCTGTCATCGACGCTTGCGAGCTGCCAGTAGGCGTGCGGGCTGTCGGCGGCGACCTCGGCGTCGTAGGCGGTGACTGGCTGTGCGTATTGGGCGAGCGGACGGAACGCGTCGACGCAGCCCAACGTGACGGTCGAGTCGATGAAATCGGGGTAGTCGATCGGCCAACCCAAAATGTAGCCACAAAACAGGGTGGCCGAGGTTGCGCCAGACGACGCCCGGATCCGCAACCGTTTCATCGGCAACAGCTGCCCGTAATAGGTGCCTGCCGTGTTTGACGGGTCGAACAGGCGGCTGCGGTTGTCCAACGTGACCTGGGCGGTGCCGGGACTGTAGTTCGAGAGTTCCGAGCTGCGTCCCCTTTTCGTTGACCAGTCGCGCACATAGTTGGTGACGTCCACCCAGGTGCATGACGCGATCGCGGTCAGCGGGTTGTCAGCGAACGCAATCTCGACGGTCACGGTTGCGTTGTCACGCCACGCAGCCATCAGACCGGCTCTCCACCGTTGCGGTAGTAGGCACGCAACGCATCAGCGATTTGGCGACCGGTTTCGGTCGGATTGGTCACGATGCCGTTCACGTTGACCGTGACGCTCGTTCCTCGACCAAACGATCCGATGGACTCAGCTTGGCCGGGAGTGCGGATGCCGCTGAGGCCGCCGGTGCCGCCGCTGACAGGAGTCGAAATGCCGCCGGTCAGCCTGCGTGTCTCCCGGCCGGTTTCGGTCGTGACCTGAATGGCGTGGGAGTCGAAGTAGGACTGGATCGCTTGCCAGGCTTTCTGGGGGTTCAACGGATCAAACTCGGCGACGATGTCGGTCTTGACGGTGTCAGGGATCTCGTCGACCGTGGCCACGTAGTCGGCGAGCGAGCCTTGTGCGTCCAGCGACGCTGACGCCACGTCTTGGTAGTACTGCTCGGCGGTGATCTTGCCGGCCTTGTAATCGTCAGCGAGCTGCTGGAGGCGTTCGGCGTTGTTGCGCAGGGCGATCTGCAGGTCGATGAAACTCTTGCGACCGTCGATCTGATCCTGCAGCAGCTTCAGTTCGGCTCGAGCAAGACGGGCCTTGCCGGTCAGGTCCGCGGCGGAGTCGGCGGACTCGCGAGTGTGCTCGGCAAGCAGGCCGAGGTAACGCTGCGACTGCGCAGCAGCATCACCGAGATGTGTGACCGCTTCTCCGGTGTACTCGATTTCATCCCCATTACCCCACAGGTCATCCCACCAACCGGCGACGCCATCACGAATCTTGTTGAACGCTTGAAGTCCGGAATCGCCGAGCGGACCCAATGCGTCTTTGACGTCTCCGACCACACCGAGGGTGTCCGCCAAGAGGTTTGAGATGTCGGACAACGCTGGCGCGAGTTCTTCGCCGAGCACGATCACGACTTTTTCGAACGCGTCGTTGAGGTTGTCCATCGCGGCCCGATACTCACGAGCCTGCTTGACCTCCGACTGATCAAACACCTTCTCGTCGCCAACCGCAGCGAGCTGCTTGCGGATGTCTTGCGCCGACATGCCGACCAGTTCGGCGACGTCCGTCCAACCCTTACCGAGCAACTTGGACGCAGCCTGGGCGCGTTGCGCTGGGTCCGTCATGCCGTTCAGCCGGTCGATGACGTTCAAAAATGTTTCTGAGGCATTGACGTTGCCGCTGCTGGTGCGTGCAATCTCAACTCCCAAGTCCTTGAAAACCTTGGGATCAATCGACTTGTTGAGCTTGTTGAAGACGCCGGTCAGAGTGTCGCTGCTGATGCCGATGTCGCCGGCGACCTCGACCCAGCGGCTGGCATCCTCGGTGGCAACGCCGGTTGCGTCTGCGAACTTGCCAATGGAGACACCGAGTTGCGAGAACTCGTCGGCTGCCTTAAGGGCGAACGTTCCTGCTGCGGCTGCGGCGGCGCCCAATGCAGCCGGTGACGCGGCTGCCGCCGTGAACGTGTCTTTCAGCGAACCGACGCCGGCCTTGAGTTTGCCGGTGAAGCCTTGTGCGTCAGCAACCGACTTCTGGAAGTCCTTTAGCCCAGAGACGGCCTTGTTGCTGGTGACATCAATGAGAACACTGACCCGGCCATGACTCACCCCCCGAAGAACTTGCTGATTGATTGCTGAACCTGCTTGTCGACCCGACCGCCGACTCGGCGTTGCATCAACGTGACTGCTTCCGACCAGGTGTGCTTCGGTGCCGTGTGACCGTTCCAGCGCCGCAGCTTCAACTTGCGGCCCTTCTTGCCATAGCGCTGCACCGGGCCCGATTTGCCACGGTTGCGGCCTTGCTCGAGGACGACCATCGGGCCGGACACGTTCGGCACGACTCGGAACGTGTGGTCGTCCACAATGTCGTAGCGGCCTTTGAGGTTGATCGGTTTGCGGCGACGCCATCCGGACATCGACTGGTCGCCAAGATCGGCCTTGACTGCTTCGTCGACGTCTGTCTTGGTTTCGACGGCGACACGATTGAGGCGACGCCTGCCGGCCTCACCGGAGAACTCCCGCTGCAACAGCAGGATCTTCTTCTCCAGCGAGGCGAAGTCGCTCAACTCAGAACGTGCCGTTCGACAGTGCGCCGGTCACCTGCAGCGAGGCCGAGTACTCGACACGGCCGCCGACAGCGGCCGACACGCTGTACTGGGCGACGTAGACGCTGCCTGCGATGCGGGGCTGCGACGCCACCGATCCCTGCGGGCCCCAGATGAAGCCGAGCAGCGAACCGGCCGACTTCGCCGTGGTCAGCTGCGTGTGTACGACGACGTCGTACGGGCCGGACATCGACAGGGTGTCGCCGTCCTGCAGCCCAGGGATGAACGCCTTGGCTGCGGTGCCGAAGGCGGTCACCTCAAGCTGCTCGACGCTCTGCGGCAGCGACAGGTTGTCGGCGTAGGGCGACAGGTTCTGCAGCGCCTGGGCGGCGTTGGCGAGGTAGAAGGCGGTGGTGGTTCCGGCGCGGAAGGCCATGATGTCTCCTCAGGGGTGGGGGTTGTTGGAGAAGGGTTAGCGTCGTGCGAACGACACGAAACGGGTGCAGCTGCCGGTGCCGGTGACGTCGTCACGGATGCGCAGGTAGCGGTTGACGGTGGTGCCGGGTGCGATGACGAGGCGTTCGCTGCCGGTTCCGGTGACGAGCGTGAACGTCGCCAACGTGCTCCAGGTGGAGTTGTTGGTCGAGTGTTCGATGATCACCGAGTTGGAGGTCAGGCCGCTGTAGGCGGTGACGTGCAGGTGTGCGACGCCGCCGTTGGAGCTGGCGGCGCTGTTGTCGACCGATGTGCCGTTGGTGTCGATCGTGATCGCCGTCTCGGGGTCGAGCACGACGCCGGCGTCGACGAGGCCGTCGGACTGGAACGCTGCGGTGACGCCGACGACGTCGGCGATTGCGGCGCTGGTGTTGAAGTTCAGCTCGTTTGACTGGATCTGCCATGTCTCGGCGCCCCGAGCGGTGCCCGACGGAGCGAGCGTGACGACCTGCGGCGTCGACTTGGCGGTGTACAGGATGCCGAACTGGCTGCTGGCGGTGGCGGCGTTGTCGAGCAGCATGTCGACGTTGAAGGTCGCCATCTCGATGCCAGGAATGAACTCCTTGGCGGTTGACGTCAACACGGTGACGTCCAGCATTTCGGTCTGGTCATTTAGGTTGAAGCTGCGGGTGTAGCCCGAGAACTGGAGCAGTCCGACGTACAGCCGGCTGACTT